AGGGACGCTTCAGTTACATCTTTTTGCCTTTTTCTATAAATATCTGTAACTAGAAAAAGGAATTACCATGGCACTAACATCACCTGGCGTAGAAGTCACAGTTATTGACGAGAGTCAATATATTCCAGCTGCAACTAATTCAGTACCTTATGTTCTGTTAGTAACAGCACAAAATAAAATATCTGGAACCGGCGTTGGCGTGGCTGCAGGTACACTCAAAGTAAATGCTAACAAGGTGTATTTAATTACCAGCCAAAGAGATTTATCAGCAACGTTTGGTAATCCTTTCTTTTACAAAACCAGTGCTGGTACACCTATCAACGGCTACGAGCTCAACGAGTATGGGTTGTTGGCAGCCTACAGTGCATTGGGAGTTAGCAATCGTTGTTATGTGCAGCGAGCCGACATTGATCTATCTGCGTTAACTGCTACACTGGTACGTCCTACTGGAGAACCCGATGATGGAACTTATTGGTTAGACACAGCCAACAGCCTTTGGGGTATTTTTGAATGGAATCAGATCACCGCTCAATTTACCAACAAAATACCTTTGGTAATAACTTCTGCTACTGATTTAGAAGGGAACACCACAGTGCCGTTGCAAAGCATTGGTAGCATAGGTTCTTATGCAGTAACAGCCACAAACACAAACAATCCAGGCTACTACAAACGTGGTGGTCCAACAGCCAGCCAAACTTCAGAAACAGATCTCAGCAGCCTGTACAACACTTGGGTATTAATCGGCAGCGACGACTGGAAAACAGCTTGGCCTACAATCAGTGGAGCAAACGCAGTCACAGGTTCTTTGCCAGCCGGGGTGATCAGTATCAATGATACACTTATTAATCTTAGCACAGCACCAACCAACGACATGGATGGTTTACAGACCTTGATCAACAGTGCTGGAATCACCGGAGTGGCCGCTGCCAACATTGGCAACAGACTATTTTTGTATGCCGACAGTACCGCCACCAACGATGGAAGCACAGAAGGTCAAGGGATCATAGCCATCAACAATGTTACAGGCACCGCCCTGGCCACACTAGGTATTACCGCTAATGAGTATCTGGCTCCGGCTTATCAACATTCTCCAAGCTATACAGTTCCTCGGTGGAGAACCTCAGATACCAATCCAGAACCCACAGGTTCTGTATGGCAAAAAACAAACAATGTAAATCTTGGAACAAATCTCATTGTTAAAAAATATGATGCCGCATTGGGAACATTTGTACAACAATTGTGTCCGGTATACGACAGCGATTCGGCGGCCACCTATGCGTATGACCCAACCGGCGGCGGAGCAAATATACCTGCAGGTACTTTGTTTGCTTCAGATGATCCTAATCGCAATGACACTTCTGGATTTGAAATCTTTGAGAGGTATGCAACTGGACCGACAATTATTACGGGCGCCAATACTTCGCCTACATTTACAAATGGAAATTCTTTTACAATTGGTGCCAGTACGGTAGGATCCACAGCAACCAATGGAGCCACAGTAACTTTGACCACAGCCTTGGGTCTTGATGCCGCTGGGTTCTGTGCCGCAGTTAGTGCTGCTGCAGTTCCTTATGTGAGTGCAACAGTTAACAGTGCTGGAGCCATTGTGTTTACTCACAGCGCCGGCGGGCAGATAAGACTGATCCAAACATCAGGATCTCCAATTCAGACAGCTGGATTCTATACAATATTGAGTCCTTTTGCAACCACAGTTCGTGGCGTAAAACCTGCTTATGTAGATGGTGTTATTGTGGGAGTGGGCCTAAGCAACTGGGTTGGCTCTCCAACATTTACCTACGAAGCCAGCGACACTGCTCCTGATCAAGATCCTGTAGATGGTCGTTTGTGGTATTACAGTGCTACCAACCAATGCGATATCATGATTCAAAACAACGGACAATGGCTGGGCTATCGAAATGTCGCGAACGATGTTCGCGGATATGATCTTGTAGATACCAACGAAACCGGCCCAATAATCAGTGCTACACCACCAGTCACACAAAACGATGAAAGTCAAAGTCCGTTGGTGTTGGGAGATCTATGGATCGACACCAGTGATTTGGAAAATTATCCAGCAATTTACCGCTGGACAGAAAACGAACAAGTTCAAGTTCCAACCTGGATTCGAATTGACAATACAGATCAAACATCTGAAAATGGTGTATTGTTTGCAGATGCTCGATGGGCAACCAACGGGTCAACAAATCCTATCACAGATCCATTTCCGACCATTGAAAGTTTGTTGACCTCTAATTATTTGGATCTCGATGCACCAGATCCAACCTTGTATCCACAGGGCATGTTGTTGTTCAACACACGTCGCAGTGGATTCAATGTCAAGAGCTTCCAGGTTAATTATTTCAGCGAAGCCAATTTCCCAGATCAATCCTTGCCAGCAGAAACCAATGCATGGGTAACAGCCAGTGGCAACAAAGCCGATGGTAGTCCATACATGGGTCGTCAGGCTCAACGTTCTCTCATTGTACAGGCACTTAAGGCAGGAATTGATACGTCAACAGAAATACGCGAAGAACAACGGGTGTTTAACTTGTTGGCCTGCCCACAGTATCCAGAATTGGCACCCAACATGGTGGCACTCAACAATGAACGAAACAACACAGGTTTTGTAATCGTTGACACACCATTGCGTCTAAGTCCAGAAGACGTGTTGCTTTGGGCAACCAACAACAACGGTCTGGGACTACCCACAGGCGATGGCTTGTTGGTTGGCGATGCCTATGCTGGTGCATTCTATCCAAGTTGTCAGACCACTGATCTGACTGGTAGCCCAGTGGTCACAGCCCCAAGTCACATGATGATTAGAACAATTATCCGCAACGACGAAGTGGCATTTCCATGGTTGGCACCTGCTGGCACACGCCGCGGTGTGATAGACAATGCTGTACAAATTGGTTATATTAATGCAGGAACTGGTGAATTTGAAAGTATTGGAGTACGGCAAGGACTTCGTGATGTGCTGTATGAAAACCGCGTCAACCCAATCACATTCATACCAGGTGTGGGCATAACTAACTTTGGTAATAAGACCACAACCAGTTTGACCAGTGCATTGGATCGTATAAATGTTGCACGTTTAATAGCGTTCCTTCGTGGAAGATTGGAAACCATTGCCAAACAGTTCTTGTTTGAACCCAATGATCAAATCACACGTAATGAAATTACCAACGCTATTGACAGTTTGATGATTGATTTAGTAGCCAAACGAGGAATTTACGATTATCTAGTAGTTTGTGATTTGAGTAATAATACTCCAGCTCGTATCGATCGTAACGAATTGTATGTTGATATTGCAATTGAGCCGGTTAAGGCTGTTGAATTCATTTACATACCAGTTCGTATCAAGAATACTGGAGAAATTTCTGGCACGGCTGTATAACAGTGGTTGGGCAAAACGTCAAAATTTTGCCCGACAAAGAATGGATAAATAACAGTATATAGGAGATTAAAACATGGCCGTTTCATCGCTCACAAGAATGACAGTGCCTTTGGCCAGTGACCAGAGTTCACCAACACAAGGCTTGTTAATGCCCAAACTCAAATATCGCTTTAGAGTGATGTTTGAAAACTTTGGAGTTAGCACACCTCGTACAGAATTAACCAAACAAGTCATGGACTTCACACGTCCCAGTGTTACTTTTGAACAAATTGATTTACCAATTTACAACAGTACCATCAGATTGGCTGGCAAGCATAGTTGGGGCGATATCACTACTCAGTTGCGTGATGATGCTGGCGGCCAAGTAAGTCGATTGGTTGGCGAACAACTACAAAAGCAATTGGATTTCATGGAGCAGAGCTCGGCAGCGTCTGGTATTGATTACAAGTTCTTGACCAAATTTGAAATTCTCGACGGCGGCAATGGTGCCAATGAACCTGTGGTATTAGAAACCTGGGAAATCTATGGTTGCTATCTAACTGAAGTCAACTACAACAACATGGACTATGCTGAAAGTGCTGCGGTAACAATTACCATGAACATCAGATTTGACAATGCAGTTCAAAGTCCTCCTGGATCTGGAGTTGGCGCTGTAATTGGTCGAACATTGGGCGATGTGGCCACAGGCGCCGGCAGCGGCCTAGTATAATCCGATGGGATATTTCGGCGAAGACTTCCTTCAAGGATTCTTTGGCGCCGACGGTCTCAAAGACTACGCCCACGCCTCTGAAACTTTTAGAAGTAACGGATATGAACTTGTTCCTCGGAACAAGTTCTTGTTTCATGTTTTCTTTAACATAAACACCGGTCAAATTCCAGCATTAGCAAATGCCTATGGCGACGGAGAAATCGCCACAGTTGGCCTTATGGTAAAGACAGCACAACTACCTAGCTATAGCATTGATGTAGACACACTAAATCAATACAATAGAAAACGTCTGATACAAACCAAAATCAATTACAATCCAGTGCAGATTGTGTTCAACGATGACCAAGGCGACTTGATTCGCAACATGTGGTACAACTACTACAGTTATTATTACAAAGATCCAAGCCAAAAATACGAAGGAATACCCAACCAGGCCGGAACCCTAGGGAATCTACAAACGTTGTCCAATGGATTTGGATACAACACTAGAGATATCTATGACAACAGTAGACAGGTCAACGACTGGGGATACATCGGCGAAAGCTATCAAGATGGTACCAGTGTTCTAGGAACACCTGGTGGAAAACCGCCATTCTTTAAAGACATCAAAATTTATGGTCTCAGCCAAAAGAAATTTGCCGAGTATGTTTTGATCAATCCAATGGTCACAGACTGGCAACATGATACCTATGATTATAGTGCTGGCAATGGAGTCATGACCAACACAATGACCATACGTTACGAAACTGTGAAATATTATTCAGGTTCAATTGGCGGAGCCACACCTAGTACCACAGTGGCCGGATTCGCAGATCCTGCACACTACGATACTCGTCGTAGTGCCTTGGCCCGCCCAGGTAGCACGGCCACAGTGTTTGGCCAAGGCGGTATCATTGACGCAGGTATTGGTGTGTTAGAAGATCTAGAGGCACTACAAACTGGTCGCGGCGGCCTGCAAAATGTTATTGGCGCAGTACAGAAAGCAGGAACCGCTTATAATACATTTAAAGGAAAAAATTTGGCCAGCATTGCCAATCAAGATATCAAGGCCGCTTTCACGCCTTCAGTACAATCGGCCTACACTCGTGGTGCAGTGCGACAGGCCATTGGTGCAGTGGGCGGTTTGATATTTCCTACAGCTAAAAAACCCTAATCATGCCTACAATAAATTCAACCAATCCCAAAGTTGATCAAACAGTTAAAATTTTTGATCAGTTTTATGAATACGAAACAACTGTATCAACAGAGGAGTATGATGCAGTTTACAGTTATTTTAGAAGTATCTATGGAACAACTGAAGCCGCCGGAAATTTCACAGTTACTTTGTTTCGAGTGGCCAACGAAAGTGATATTCCGGTAATGAATCTGTTGCAGAGTCTACAAGGTAAAGGAGTACCAGAACTCACAGTTACCTTGGCCTATTATCTTAATAGTCTACGAAGTCCAGCAACCTTGTTGGGAATCAACAGTCCGGTCACTCCAAATTATTATGTGGCCAGGAATGTTCTTGCATGAGTAAATTTGCACAAGGTATTTACGTTGTAAAAAATCAAAAAAAATATGTTGGGCTAGGACAACCAAGATTTCGCAGTGGTTGGGAACATGCATTCATGAGGTTTCTCGACAACAATGATCATGTGGTCAACTGGGCCAGTGAGAGTATTAGCATACCTTATCGTAATCCGGTCACTGGTAAACAGAGCATGTACGTGCCAGATTTTTTGATAACTTACAGAAACAAAAACAATCAACTCATAGCCGAATTGGTGGAAATCAAGCCCAAAAAA